TCACCGCTATGAGTTGTTTATGGATTCAAATTACAATATCTCAGACAACTCAGCAAATTTAGGCGAAGAACAAAGAAAGTTGGAAGCAAAAATAACTTTTAATTTAATTGGTTATTTATTTGGCGAATATGTCAACGAAGAAAAACCAAAAATAATAATCAGGGAAAGCATTGTAGAATACAAATTTCCAAAAGAAACAACAATTTTAACCCTGTAGGTGTTTTTGAGAATTTTTCAACTATTTATTATTGAACTATAATTATATAATTCAACTAAGGAGTTTTAAGCAATGCCCGCAGACAAATTTAGATTTATTTCACCTGGAGTTCAAGTAGCAGAAATTGATCGTTCAGGAATCCCGGCTGAGGCACCCCCAGTTGGCCCCGCAGTAATTGGTCGTACCCCGCATGGACCAGCAATGACCCCTGTTCGTCTTGAGTCAACAGATGACCTTTATAGAATCTTTGGCGCCCCGTCGCCTGGAGGTAGAGGTGGAGATGTATGGCGTGAAGGAAACTTTGCCGCCCCGACTTACGGAGCATTCGCCGCCGAAGCTTACCTTCGCAACAACAACCCAATAACATTTGTTCGATTGGCAGGAGAACAACACCCAGAAGCGACCACGACCGGTTACGCTGGCTGGACAGCGCTCGAAGCTACAGGCGTATTCGTTGCTAATGTTGTCTCTGGAACTAATGGTTTTGAGCAAACAACTGCTTCACTCGGCGCAGTATTTTACTTAACAGATGCATCTGCATCTGTACAGCTTATAAGCACCACGAACGGCCAAACCACTCCGGTTGATGCCGCTGGTACATTGGTTCAGAATGAATCTTCTAACGCATTTGACCTTACATTTACGGCAATTGTCAAAAACTACCAAGGTTCCAACCACCTTACTGCCACGTTCAATTTTGATCCAAACTCAGAAAAGTACATTCGTAAGGTATTCAACACAAACCCGCACTACACAAATTCAGATCTTTATGACACCGGCACAGTATTGAATTACTGGCTAGGAGAGACTTTTGAAAGCTCACTAGAAGAGATTGTGTGTGGCGGCGGTCCCGGTACTGGTGCGCCAACTACGCTTAGTGGCACTGGGAAGAACGCTTTTGCTTTCGTTGCCCCACTAACCGGTTCGGAAGCAGACCTAGCAGACCGTGTCGATGCGTCTGCCGGAGCAAAGAGTGGCCTAGTGTTCTCACAAGATCTTACGCAAGAAACAGGCTCCTATCAGCCACAAAATCAGCAGAAACTTTTCCGTTTTGCTGCTACTGATAATCGAGGCGAGTGGGACAATAAAAACGTCAAGATATCAATTGCAAACGTAAAAGCAGCAGTTAACCCAACTGTCGACCCTTACGGCACTTTTGATGTTTTCGTGCGAGCTGCTAGCGATACAGATAACGCCCTAAATCTTTTAGAATCATTCACAGGTCTAAATCTAAATCCAGCATCCCCAGATTATATTGCTCGTCGAATTGGCGATAGATACCTAAGCTGGAACACGACTGAAAAATACTACGAAGAGTATGGAACATACAACAATGTCTCAAAATACATTCGTATGGAAATGAATGATGAAGTCGACAACGCTACCGCTAACCCAGCAGTTCTTCCGTTTGGTTACTTTGGGCCAATAAGAACAGCAACTCAAATAGACACAGGTACTCCAGGTACTGGTGCTGGTTTGGTTGTCGGTGAAGCTTCAATGTTTGCCGGTGCGACACTTACAACCGGCTCTGAATACTCTGGCCCCGCTTTCACTGCTAGCATGGGCGCCCGAATTGAGTTTCCTAGGATTTCACTTCGCCAGTCAGGCACTTACGGCGTCTCAGCGCCGAAGAGCGCTTTCTATGGTGCACGCACACAAGGCACATTCGCCAGACGTGATAACGGCTATGCTGATTACACCAGACGACTCTCTTCAGACCTAGACGATCCTTACGGCTCAGGGGGCACGCTTACGGGTACCGGCCTAGAATACTCTTACATCTTCTCATTAGATGATGTCTCGGGCTCGGCCGCAGTTCCTGTTTATGTTTCAGGTTCACGAGCAGATGGAGAATCTTTCAGAGGAACAGGGGATATCGATACCCTTCTTGATGCTAGTGTCAACTCATTTACATTACCGCTAGTTGGCGGAACAGACGGCTTGGACATTACAGAGCCAGAGCCTTTTGCAAACCGACTAATAGGAGCGTCTGAGCAAACTTCATATGAGCTATACTCAGTTCGTAAGGCAATCGACATGCTTAGAGACCCTGATGTGATTGAACACAACGTTGTAACCGCACCGGGCTTGTCCGATCCTCTTGTAACTGATTACTTGGTTGATATGGCCGAGGAAAGAAAAGACACATTGGCTATTATCGACATTGAAAACGATTATAAGCCTCGTTTTGAGTTGCTAGCTGGACAGATAGGAACAAACAGAACTGCACTTCCTGATCCTAGCGCTGCTGTAACCCAAATGAAGGCACGAGGTTTCGATAGTTCTTACGGTGCTGCTTACTACCCGGCAGTTCAGATAAGAGACCGAGGATCAAACACTGTATTGTATGTCCCTGCGACAGTGGCAGCGTTGTCAGCGTTTGGTTATACAGAGAGAGTTGCGGAGCCTTGGTTCGCACCAGCTGGCTTCAACCGTGGCGGCCTCTCAGCTGGCTCAACCGGTATTGTAGCAACTGGCGTTTCTAAGCGACTATCCTCAAAGGAAAGAGACGACTTATACGGCGTAAACGTTAACCCGATTGCGCAGTTCCCACAAGAGGGGGTTGTTATCTTCGGGCAGAAAACACTTCAGGCCAGTGCTTCTGCACTTGACCGAGTCAATGTTCGTCGGCTTCTTATTTTCATCAAGAAGGAAATCTCAAGAATTGCAGATTCAATCTTATTCCAGCCGAACGTTCGTGACACTTGGGCACAATTCCTTCTTAGAGCACGCCCGCTCTTGGACGATGTCAAAGCTAAGTTTGGTCTAGAAGATTATAGACTTATTCTTGATGAGACAACAACAACGCCTGATCTAATCGATCGCAACGTACTATATGCAAAAGTGCTCCTTAAGCCGACTAGGGCAATTGAGTTTATTGCAATCGATTTCGAAATCTTCCGCTCCGGCGCAAGTTTTGATAGCTAGGACTATTTAAGATAAAGGAGAAATAATAAATGGCATTTTGGAGCAGCACAGCAACTTCTGAACCTCGTCGAAATTTTAAGTTCTTAGTTCGGATTTCCGACGCTAATGGCTTGATTCCAACTTGGGTGGTCAAATCGATTAACCTTCCAGAGATCAACGTCGGAGAATCAGAACACAAGTTTTTAAACCACACCTTCTACTTCCCAGGCACCGTTACCTATAACGAGATTTCATTTACGGTAGTCGATTCTATTAATGACGAGATATCACAAAGAGTTCTTGCAAAGTTTGCAAACTCAGGGTATAACATCCCAACAGGAGAAATTCCAGCTAACGATTCCCTAATGACAAAGAGTCGTTCTGTTAATTCGCTCGGAAATGTTACTATTGAGCATTTAGGATCCGGAGAAGACGGACAAGATGGCATCATTAGCTTTGCCCTTACTAACGCTTGGATTAAGCAAGTTCAGTTTGGCCAAAATTTGGCATACGACAGTGAGGACCTCTCAGAGATTTCAATGACGCTTAAATACGACTTCTTTAACTTCTATAACGGCAGCACTGCTGTCCCAAGCTTCGGCGCATAAAAACTTACTAACCTCATAGGAGTATAATGAGAAACAATCAAGACCGTTTGGGGGCTCCCGAAGTTCCCCAAACATCCCCGGAACCAGCACCTGCAATGGCCCAGCAAGGTGCTGATTTTTCTTTTGTGGCCGCAAATGATATTGTTGAACTTCCATCAGGAGGCGAGTTTTATCCAGAGGACCATCCTCTTCGAAAAAACCCAACAGTGGAAGTAAGACAAATGACTGCCAAGGAAGAAGACATTCTTTTAAACCAGTCTTATATAAAGCAAGGCACTGTTGTTGAAAAGCTTTTACACTCTTTGATCGTAACAAAAGACTTTGACTTAGATGACCTTTTGGTTGGAGACAAAAATGCGATCTTGACACAAATACGAAGATCTGCTTATGGTGATGAATATCCCGTTGAGGCAGTTTGTCGTTCTTGTATGAAAAAGACTGAAGTAACTTTTGACTTGGAAGAATGTGTTCGCAACAAGCCTCTAACTTTGTCCGAAGGTGTTGAGGCAACAGGAAAAGGAACGTTTGCTTTTACGGCGCCAAAGACAAAAGCCAAAATCGAGATACGCTTTTTAACAGGTAAGGACGAAAAAGCCTTAGCCGACAAGGAA